TGGAAGCCATTCCACGATATCGCTTTTTCATTACGTTGTTCGGGAATGCTACAACTTCTCCTGGTGCTTCGTCTGTTCCTGCTAGGAGGGAACCTAACATTACAAAGTCAGCGCCAGCAGCAAGTGCTTTTACAATGTCACCAGCAGTTCTAATGCCACCGTCTGCGATAATGGCAACGTCGTGCTCGGTCTTGGCACAGTCAATAATAGTTTGTAGACCGGGTAGTCCGTGTCCTGTTTGTATCCTTGTAGAACAAATAGAACCTCCACCGATATTACAACGGATAGAATCAGCGCCCCATTGAGCGAGGTCATTGATTCCTTCTAAAGTCGCAACATTACCTGCCATAATGTGAACCGCTTCACCAAAAGACTTTTTGAGAACACCAAGTGTCTCTTTCATTAGAATGTGGTGTCCGTGTGCTACGTCAACACAAATAATATTTGCGCCGTTCTCTACGAGAGTTTGTGCTCTCTCAAAGTAATCTCCACTAACTCCAACAGCAGCACCAACATTATCAGCGCCAGCATTTACAACCTCGGCAACTAAACCTGCTTGTTCTTCTATTGAGTTGTAGCGGTGAATAACACCGAGAGCACCTAATGAATCCATCATAAAAGCCATTTCTGACTCTGTGACTGTATCCATAGGAGACGAAATGATGGGGAGTTGTAACACTACATTATCATCAAGAGCAGAAGTTAAGTGAACTTCGCTACGACTTCTAATATCTGAAAACTGTGGCGTTAGTAGAACGTCGTCATAAGTTAGTGCTTCTTTCATTTAGTCTCCTCATCATTCGCCATTCCTAATAGGGCATAGCCACAAATATCTTTCCAAGGACTTTCACCAAAGGCGTCTTTCCTTGTCGCTAGTCTAAACAACTTATCAATAACTCTTGTGATAGCCAGGGCATCATCATAAGAGTTTGGCGGGATACCATCTGGATAAAGAGTTTTTAGAATGGTAGACGCTTTCCCAAAAGAATCACCATAGGCTTTGTTTTTCTCTGCGGTAAGTTTACCAATTTCAGATGCTAATAGTTCGTATTTATTCATCCTAACTCTGCCCAAGACCCCTCAATAACGTCAATGTCCATTTCTTCCATAGTAGCAATAAACTTTTCCCACTCTTCGGGATATTGTTCTTCAACCCAAGTATCGAAAAGAAGATATTCTCTGTCCCAATCAAAGCCTTGTAGACCTTGGACATATCCACCTTTTTTCCACTCGAAGTCTTTTGGATACTCTGGCTCTACGCCATATTTCTCATTGAATGCCTCGTTGAACGCCTCGTAATCATAATCCTCTAGATAGAGTTGATACTGTTCTGTTAGTCCAAGTTGCTCGGCAACAGCCTCATTAAGAAGTAAACCTTTCATTGTCTTAGGATAATACTGCATCTTTTTCCTCCATATAATCTTTTACTATTTGTTGTGCGTTGTCCCAGCAGTCGGGACAATAAAGATGAACTTTTTCTTCCTGTTGTCTTACAACAACATTCCAACTCATTACTTGTTCTCGGTTTAGTTTATCAAAAGGTTGTTCACAAGTCAAGCATTTATTGGGTAAATTTCCAAAAAGAGCAACTTTTGTTGCTAATGCTTTGTTTGCGTCTTTCTTTGATTTGATGGCTTGTTTTCTTCGTAGTTTTCTTTCTATACTCACGGAACCCTCAACTTGTTTAACTGACCGCCAGCCATCCAGTTTTGGTCGCAGCGACCTGTAACACCGGGGACTGTGCCTGAACCGGTCCATTGCCAAATGTCCCACTTATTCCAAAGAGTTGTGGTTCGCTCTGGCTGAACGCCTTCGTTGTAGGAAGCGAGCCATAGTGGGTAAGTTGATAGTTGGTTTTGTAGTTCGTTGCTGCCTTTCATAATGTAAAGTTGCCAAGCCCAACGAGCGGTGTAAATAACTGGACGTGTTTTAGTTTGGCAACCAACATAGTCGAGCCAGTTTAGATACCACTCACAGTTATAGTTGTCGTCTGTTTTTAGACCTTGTTCTAAATCTACAACTGGAACCAAGTCACCACACTCTAAACGGGCAACTTCTAGCTGCTTTAGAAAGTTGTCTGCTTCGTTTTTCCAATCTTTTGGGTCGCCAGCATAAGTGTCAGGGCGAGCAAAGTGGTAAGCACCAACAATAAGCCCTGCTTTTCTGGCATCCTCAAACTTCTTTTGGAAACCTGGGTTTACGTGTGTTGTTCCCTCGGTGACTTTAATCCAAGCGTATTTAACACCAGCACGGACAACCTTTGAAAAATCTACTTCGCCGTTGTGTGAAGAAAGGTCAATACCTGGGTAAACTTCATTCCCCATATGCCCTAGTGTCTTAGGACCAGCAAGACCATCAACACCAAGGTCATTAGCGGACTGATAGTCAATAACCTCTGCTTCGGTTTTAGAACCAAAGATACCGTCAATATCAGCGCCTACTTTTGCTTGTAGTCTGGCGACCTCTTGTCCTCGGTCGCCTTTTCGTAAAATATATTTGAAACTCATTTTGTGTGCTCCTCCAAAACTCTAGACAAGAAGTCTTTAGATATTAGAGTGATTTGATCTTTTCTGTATTCTTCTAGCCTGTGGTCGGTTTTTGTTAGCTTCTCACGAAGATTCATAGCTTCTTCATAGATGTAATCGCTGTGCCAATTTATCTTATAAAAAGCCCAGCCTGTATTATCAACTCTTTTTGATAATATTGTTCCAAAGCGCAATACGTTGTGATAGTTATTATAAACTAGATCTCCAATATTCATTATCCCTCCGTATCTTTCTTATAAATCTCTATTGGATGTAACCAAGAAACCACGTCAAATGATCTCCCATAGAAGACACCCTTGTAGGGGCTTTCGTCTCTTATAAACTCTAAAAGTTCGTTCCATTCTTCGCCTTTTCTCAAACCATAAACAGGGTGTTTGATTTGTTTGATATAACCCTCTGGGTCTGTTTTCAAGTCATAAATCTGATCTGCTGGAACTTCTGTTGTGTAGAGTATTCTACCTCCAACAACTATCTTTTCCACGTCTTCATTATTGACATAAAAGAAAACTCTTGGAACTGAGCTTGTTTCCATTTCTTGTGTTGAGTGATAAGACTTTCCAAACTTTGCTGGACTTAACTCAAACTTTTCTGGTGCTTTTTCACCGTATTCTTCTTCCAAGTCCCAAGGGTTGGCGTAATGATAAAGAACGACTTTTCCTCCCTTATTATAGTCGCTAAAGGGAGCTTCTGTCAAGTAGTTTTTGAAGTTTTCTAATAGTTTTTTCATTACCATTCAAGTCCTTGTTTACTTTTCTTCATTGCCTCAAACCAAGATTTAGGTTGTGAAGTCTTTTTACCTTTGTTTCTGCGCTCAACAATAGACTTTACTGCCATTTTTGAGTTTCTTGAAAGGTTTTCATAAGTTTCCAACTCTTCGTTTATGTCTTTTGGGCTGAAAGTGTAAGGACGACCATTGACACGAGACATAAACTCTGCTTCTTCACCCATTTTTAGGGCACCAACTGATATTTTCTCGCCGTATTTTGGAAACTCGCCTTCTGGTGAAGTTCCTAGAAGAAAAGCGTCTTGTGCTCCTTTTGGAACAATGAGAACTGAATCTTGGTCGAAGTCTTCGCCAAGTCCAGCGATTTCATTTCTAAAGTTGGGGTCGTCTTTTCTATTTGAGACAAAGAAACTTTCTTCTGATACTTCAACTGCTTTTGGTGTCTCAAAGTTCTCGATAAAAGAACCTAGTATGCGAGTAACACCATAACCTCTACCGAGAAGTTCTGCTTTTAGTTCTCTGTTTCTTTCTAGGTTCTCTTCTTTGCTGAACTCATTTCTAAATGCTGAAAGAGCAGCACTATCGTGCTCCTGCATGTGTCTGTAAAGTCTTGATAGTGAGGATTCTTTTAAGAACCTTTTCCACTCATTCAGTATTTCTTTCATATTATCTACTCCCTGTGCTTCCTAACGCACCTTCACCTCTTGTACTATCTTTATTTAGTTCGTTAGGGTCAGAAACTTCTTCAATTTCGCATAGATTTACAGGAACAAGGACACCTTGGGCTACTTTATCACCATCCTTGAACCATTGCGTTTGCTTTCCTGTATTGTGAAGATTTACGAAAATTTCACCATCATAACCAGAGTCAACAACACAAGCGCCAACAAGAAGTTGTTTCTTTGCTGCTACGCTGGATTTGTTTTTAACCTCCAGCATAAAGCCTTTTGGAACCTCTGCTTTGATTCCTGTTGGAAATAGTGCTGTTTCGCCTGGACGAACAGAAATAGAAGTGTGGTCGTTCTTTGCCGCACAGTAATAAAGGTCCATTCCAGCATCACCATCGTGTGCTCGGGTTGGTAGTTTAGCGTTGTCTCTTACTCGAAATACTTTTAGTTTCATTTATTTCACCTCCTCTTTATAAACAAATTCTTTTATTCTTTTCTCAGAAATATCTGTGTATTTCTGCTCTCGTTCAATACCTAAATATTTTCTATTTTCTAGTAGAGCGCCAATGCCAGTACTACCGCTGCCAGAAAAAGGGTCCAAGACTACGCCATTTTCTGGGCAGTATATCTTGATTAAATAAGACATCAAGGATATTGGTTTTGGAGTTGGATGGTCATTATATTGACCTCGTTCTTTTCTAGTAACACGAGGGGCATAAAAATACTTTTGATGCTCAGATTGAACTTCTCCGATTATGTTAGAAGGATAACGACCAGCAGGATTAGCGTCCACCTTTCCAAAGTCAACTATCTCATTTGTCTTGTTTAAAATCCAAACTTCTTTTTTTGTTTCTAATACAGAAGCTCTGCTGTGTTTTCCGTCTTTTCCAAAACTTCTTCTCTTTGCTCCTTGAGCTACCCAGCCTTTCGGTGGCTCTTTATCCCAAGGTATACGAGTGGTATCGACATCTATTTTTCCAACACCCCACTCTTCAAAGTTTTTATCAATAGAACTTTTAAATGGCTTTTGAGCTACAACTATTGGCTCATGTGCTGGCTTTAAGCGATTTTTCTTTGGCATTTTTGTTGTAACCATCCACATGATTTGATCTTTGATTTCAAATCCAGCGTCTTCTACAGCACAAGCCATTCGGTGATACAACTGTGGGCTACAAAAACTAAGACAAAAAGCTCCCGGTTTTAAAGTTCTATAAACCTCTTGCCAAAGTTCTTTTGTTGGCACAGAGTGATCCCAGTGTTCCATACCCATTCCATAAGGAGGGTCGGTTATACAAGAATCAATACTATTCTCTGGTAGTTCAGATAAAATATTCTGACTATCTCCAGTTATTAACTTATACCGCATGAAGCACCTTTTGCTCTATTTGTTTTCTCATTGAATGTTTAAAATAATCTTTATTTGGACCTTTGTGTTGAATCATCGGTCGTGTATAGTATGAAATGCCATAAGTGTTTCCAAACTTTTTATTGAACTCTTCGTCTCTCTTTCTAGCTTCAGCAATATGCTCTTGAATTAATTGCTCTTCTTTCGTTGGCAAAACATCACCACCGAAATAAATTGTAGTTTCATTATATTTTTCAGAACAAAGAATATAAATGTATTTATCTTTAGGGACACCAGAGTTGTACATTGGTGTTCCACCCTTGACGCTTTTACACTCTATAAAATACAGCTTTCCTTGTGATTTTACAATAAAATCTGGGCTGTTGTGTGTTCCACAAGGCTGGGATATGAAGCAGTCATCTGGAATAGTCGAATGATCACCGCCGTCGAGCCAAGCATTACGCTGACTCTGCTCAATGCCACCTTCTTGAAAAAAAACATATCCATGTTTTCTGAGTTTATCTTCTACCGCATTTTCATGATTTGCTATGTTGTGTACAGCACCGCTTTGAGCAGCACAGTTCTTAAAGTAGGGCATTGTTAAAACATCTTTCAGAAGGCTCTTCATCTTTAACATAATCATCTCCACGTTTTTGGTGAGTATATATTAATAAAGATTTTTTAAAATGTCAATCTAAAAACTTATTTTGTAACCAAAAGTACTTCTCTGGCGGCTTTAGCTTCATAACCCTCATCTGTTTTCTTTCTGCGACCGACAGTATAAGTTACATCAAAGTATTTGATGTCATGATTATCCCAACGATCTTCGAAATAGTTGTCTCCACAGTCACGATTGCTTAACCATCCGAGAGCATCTATGTTCTTACAGTACTGTAAACATTTGATAACTCGCTCTTGCTCATCATCATTAAAATCAGTATCATACTGAGTGAATGAATCTCTATAAGGTGGGTCCATAAAAACAAATGAATCTTTTTTAGCCCATTTTTTAACAACAGACTCGTAATCCATTGATAATATTACAGTATCTTGTAAAGCCTGATGCCACCATTCTAAGACATCTCTGTCATATACTTTGTCTTTTTGATTTCCTAATCCGAATGGAGTGCCAAACTTGTTGTTTGTATTTCGGTTTATTTGCCAAACTCCATTGAATCCAGTTTTCATTAGAAAATACAATACACCAGCTTCAAATGTCTTCGACCAGGAATCAGATTTCCAAGCTAACTGATCTCTTATTTTAAAGTAGAAAGATCTGCGTGTTGGATGCTCATTATGAATTTGTTCCCAATCGTACCTAGTAAAACTTTTCTTTTCTCCATCTTCTTCATATTCTTGCTTATACTTGTATTTTTCTTCAACCTCTTTGGACCTAGCGGTTTCGACTTTTCTCTCAGCTTTTCTACTATACGGAATAGGCGCTGCGATTTTCATATACTCCTCTTCAAGTCTAAAAGCTACATCGCAAAAAGTTTGATAATCGCTTTTAATAGATTCATATATGGCTACTATCGAAGGATTAATATCATTTATAACACATTTGGCTTTTGGATTAGCTTTTTTAATGTGAATGTACATTGCTCCACCACCAAAGAAAGGCTCTATGTAAGAGTCAACGGACATGGGCATTAGATTAGCCTCATTATATTTGGTGATCATTTTATTTTTACCACCAGCCCAAGTAAATAAAGGTTTTGTCATAAAATTATCCTAATAGTTTCCAGTTCTGAAGTCCACCCTTAGAAGAGAAACCCCATTGCTCGTCAAAGTTGAGTTTCGCCATGTAAGGACGGTTGATAAATAGTTTATCTTTCTCTGGGTTCACACCCCAACAACGAATGTCATTCATTACACTGTTTTTATCTATTGTCTTGACGACATAGTAATGACGACCTTTGGCTGTCTTGCGTTTGATTATTTCTCTTGGAATAAACCAAGCGACACCAAGGTCATGATCCCAATCAGAGATAGTTGGGACTTTGTAATAACTTAACCTCTGAACTATATCATCTGAAACAACTAATGTCAAGGGAAACATCCCAGTAATGTTGGTTTTTGTTTCGATAAACTCGTCTCGGGTGAAGTCTTCACAACCCCTATTTTCTTCTATGTTCTCGCCAAGTTTCTTCTTTGTCTTTGGTCTATTGTCTACAACTGATAACCAGAAGTGTTTGAGGTTATCAAACCTTTCATCCATTAGTCCTGTGACTGCTTCTGCTTTGACAAGAACGTCGAGTGCTTTCTTGTTGAGTTTAGAATAAAGAATCTCTTTGCTAAAGAGAAGTTCTTCAATAGTATTAAATGGTCTATGTTCGATGATTTGCTCTATGGCTTTGTCTCCCAAGCCTTTGATAGAGGTTAGAGGCTGAATAAGCGTTTTCTCGTCATCGCCAATGTCCCAAACCACACCAGACTTGTTTATGTTTACTGGTTCAACTTTGAAACCAAACTTCTTTGCTATGTTGATGGCTTTTTCTTTTCTGCTCTCTGGCTCTTTATCAAGGAAAGCCGCTACCCACGCCGATGGATGGTAGTTGAATAACCAAGCACACTGATAAGAAATAATAGAATAAGAAACAGCGTGAGACTTGTTAAAGCCGTAGCCCGAGAAGAACTCAAACTTAGCCCACATTTTCTCAGCCCATTCTTCTGTTAGACCTTTATCGACACAACCCGCAACAAACTTAAGTTTTATTTTAGTTTTTTGTTCTGCGGCTGCTCCTGTGCCTTTCTTTGTTAGCAACTTACGCAGCTTGTTTCCTTCGTCAAGTGTTAGGTCTTTGCCCAACCTGTGAGCCAACAAAGCGATTTGCTCTTGGAAGATAAGGAAGCCATAGGTTTCTTTTGTAACTTCTTTTACAATGTCGTGTCCGTAGCGAATGCCTCGTGGGTTTTCTTTGGCTTCTACAAAGTCTTCGTGAACGTTCGCTGATAGAGGACCAGGACGATAGATAGAAGTGATAGAAGCAATATCAATAATGTTCTTTGGCTTCGCTCGCTTA